AAAAAGAAATAGAAATTGCACAAGCCGAAGCCGATGCAAAAGCTGCTATTCAAACTGCAGTATTAGATAATGTAGCAGGTGGTTTAGGTTTATTAAAACAATTAGGAGAAAAAAATAAAGGCATACAAAAAGCTGCAATTATAGCTGAAAATGCAGTAGGTATTGCAAGAATTATTTTAAACACACAAGCAGCAAATGCTAAATCGGTTGCTGCATCTCCTTTAACAGGTGGTCAACCTTGGGTTACTATAAATACTATTAGTGGAGTATTAGGTGTTGCAAATTCGTTATTAGCTACTAAAAAAGCATTGAGTGCTTTAGGCGGCGGTTCTGCAGGTTCTGCTCCGTCAACAGGTTCAGGCGGTGGTGGTGCTTCGGGTGGTGCAGCTGCATCTCCAAGTTTTAACGTAGTTGGCAATAGCGGTGTAAATCAAATTGCTCAAACGTTAGGCGCTCAACAACCCGTTCAAGCGTATGTAGTTGCAAACAACGTAACAACACAACAAGCGTTAGATAGAAATATTGTAAGAAACGCAAGTATAGGATAATGTAAACAAATTTGTTTACAAAACAATTTAATTAAAACTTAATTTTTAAAATAAAACAAATGAATCTAATAGAATTAATTATAGACGATAAAGAAGATTTACAAGGTGTAGAAGCTATTAGTGTAGTTGCATCACCTGCTATTGAATCGGATTTTGTTGCGTTAAAGTCTGAAGAAGTTAGACTTGCTGAAATAAATAAAGAAAAACGTATTTTAATGGGTGCAGTTTTGATTCCTGAAAAGCCAATTTACCGACGTAATGGCGAAGATGAATACTATATATATTTTTCAAAAGATACTGTCGTAAAAGCGTCTCAGTTGTTTTTAAAGAATGGTAATCAAGGCAATTCAACATTAGAGCATTCTAAAGTTATTGAAGGTTTAACAGTTGTAGAATCTTGGATAGTTGAAGATTTAACTAAAGATAAAAGTGCGTTGTATAATTTAAACGTTCCACTTGGTACTTGGATGGCAAGTGTAAAAGTTGACAATGACGAAATTTGGAACGACTATGTTAAAACAGGCAAGGTAAAAGGTTTTAGTTTGGAAGGGCATTTTGCCGACCAATTAGAAAAGAAAAAAGAATTAAGCAAAGTACTTACTGAAGAAGAAGAACTAATTGAAAAGATAAAAGAAATAATTTTAAAAACTGAATTAGAATCTTATACTGATTATCCTGATGCAGTTAGTAACAATGCAAAAAGAGGAATTGAATTAAACGAAAAAAACGGAAATAAATGCGCTACGCAAGTTGGCAAAGTTAGAGCGCAACAATTAGCAAACAAAGAGCCAATTAGCGAAGAAACTATTAAACGTATGTATTCTTATTTAAGTAGAGCAAAAGAATATTATAATGAAAATGATACTGAAGCTTGTGGTACAATAAGCTATTTGTTATGGGGTGGTGATTCTGCTTTAAGTTGGTCTGAAAGAAAATTAGAACAAATTACAAAAGCATAATGAAAAACACTGCATTTAGAGTTCACGTTCAAACTGCTAATCAATCTGAAGTTGACGATGTAAATATCGAACAAGGTGCTATGCTTGTAACCGATGAAGCATTATTTATGGGTTTCAATGGCGAACAAGTTAGAGTATATCCACCTCAATCGGGAAATATGGGTTTAGGTTGGGCAAGATACGATGATACACAATATACAAGTGCTTCACCTTATAATTTTACTACAACTGCTTTTACAATACCAAATAATAAAGGTTTTGTAATTGATACAAATATAAATTCTGCAATAGATTATTATGCAAGTAATAAATTAAGAGCAGAGTTTGAAAACGATGTATATATAATTACAATAGCATTTAAAGCACAAATAAGCAACGCAAACGGACACATTGATGTTTATTTTGAGGGCGGAAATGGAACGCCTTACGAAAGATTGAGAGATACAATAACTTTTCCTAAAGGCAACAACGTTGAACACACCTACGCAAAAACTTTTCAATACTATGCCGATGAAGACGTAGTTACAAATGGTTTAAGCGTTAAAATGTTACCAAGTCATTCAGGAACAATACACGATGTAATTTATTTTATTCAAAGAACACAAAACCATAAATACTAATAAAAATGAGTAAAGCTACAAAATCAAAAACAAGTCCAAAAGGCGGAAACAGAGGTTGTCTATGTGCAGACAGTACGTACAGTAAAGAATGTTGTAATGGTGATTTACAAAATCAAGGAATTGGTGCTACACTTTCACAAGGTGGTGAATCTTTAATTACAATAGTTGATGGCACAAGAACCATTGTTAGGAATAACGGGTAATTGTTAAAAATGTAACAAATCTTTATAATATTAATTTTAAAACAAAAAACGAATGAGTACTTTAAAATCCGTAGGACAAAAACTATTTAAAACAGAGTTGGCTTCTCACAAAGTTGATTTAGCTTTAGTAGATGAATTTAAAACCGCAATAAGTTCGTTGGGTTCTGAATTGTCAATACAAAAAGAAGTTTATGGTAAAACTATAAAAGTTTTTAGCGATTTATCAAATTTATTAAATGATAAAAAAGAAAGAGAAAAATCAAATGATAGTGTTTTAAATGCAGCAAATAGAAAGTTTGATATAGCAACATCGCTAATTTCTAAAGCTAATAAAGCAGCATCAGAACTTGGTTTAAACGCAAAAGAAATTACAGGTTATGATGAATTACTTAAATTAGGTAACGAATTATTTGATAGCATTAATAAGTTAGAAAAAGCAAACAACGAATTAAAATCAATTAAATAAATATAAATGTCGAACGTAATTAACCAAATTAAAACCTTATTGGGAATGGAAGTAAAACTTGCTCAAATGGCTTTAGAAAATGGTACTATTATCGAAGCTGAAATGTTTGAAGCGGGTGCAAGTGTTTTCATCGTTAACGAAGAAGATAGAATTGCTTTACCTGTTGGAGAATACAAGTTAGAAGATGGTATGATTTTAATCGTAGCCGAAGAAGGTATTATTGCTGAAATCAAAGAAGCAGAAGCAGAAGTTGTTGAAGAAGCACCTGCTGAAGTACAAGTTGAAGTAGAGCAAGAAATGACCGAAGTAAAAGAGCCTAAAAGAGTAATTGAATCAGTTACTAAAGAAATGTTCTTTGCTGAAATCGAATCTTTGAGAAAAGAAATCGAAGAATTAAAATTAGCTAAAGTTGAAGTTAAGGAAGTAGAATTATCTGCAGAACCTTTAACACACAACCCTGATGCTACAACTAAAAGAGAATTACATACTTTCTCACAAAATAGAACAAAAACAACTTTTGATTCTGTATTAAACAAAATTTCAAACTTTAAATAATTAAAAATGGCGACTACAACTTCTATTACAACTACTTATGCAGGTCAGTTTGCAGGAAAATATATTTCTGCTGCTTTATTGTCTGCCTCTACTATCGAAAACGGTGGTATTGAAGTAAAACCAAACATTGCTTTTAAAGAAGTAATTAAAAAATTAGCAACTAACGATTTAGTTAAAGATGCTACTTGTGATTTCGATGCAACTTCTACAGTTACTTTAACTGAAAGAATCATCACTCCTGAAGAATTTCAAATCAATTTACAACTTTGTAAAAAAGATTTCCGCAGCGATTGGGAAGCGATTGAAATGGGTTATTCTGCATTCGATTCAATGCCACCTTCTTTTCAAGATTTCTTATTAGCGCACGTTGCTGCTAAAGCTGCTCAAAACAACGAAATCTCTATTTGGAGAGGTGCTACTGCTACTGCAGGACAATTTGACGGATTTGTTACTTTAGCTACTGCTGATTCAACTGTTATCGATGTAGTTGGTACTACTGTAACTGCTGCTAACGTTATTGCTGAATTAGGAAAAGTAGTTGATGCTATTCCTGCTGCTTTATACGGAAAAGAAGATTTATATATCTATGTATCTCAAAACGTTGCTCGTGCTTACGTTCGTGCTTTAGGTGGTTTTGCTGCTTCAGGTTTAGGTGCTAATGGTACTAACACAATGGGTACACAATGGTTTAACAACGGAAGTTTAACTTTTGACGGAGTTAAAATATTTGTTGCAAACGGATTGGCTAACAACTATATGATGGCTGCTGAAAAATCAAACTTATATTTCGGAACAGGTTTATTATCTGATCATAACGAAGTGAAAGTGATTGATATGGCTGACATCGACGGATCTCAAAATGTAAGAATAGTAATGAGATTTACTGCAGGTGTTCAATACGGAATTGGTTCTGACATCGTTCTTTACACTCCTGCTTAATTTTAAGCAAACTAAACTTCAAGGGGTGGTGAAATAAACGCCACCCTTTTTTTTAATTAACTAATAAAAATATATACATATGGCTTGTGATTTGAGCTCGGGACGCCTTGAAGTCTGTAAAGACAGTGTGGGCGGTTTGAAAAATTGTTATTTCGTTAACTATGGCGATATGACAGGTGTAACTTACGATGTTACAAACACTGATGTTATTGATGCTGTTGCAGGAACTCCAACTGCTTACAAATATGAATTGAAAGGTGCTTCAACTTTTACTCAAAACATCAATAGTTCACGTGAAAACGGAACAACGTTTTTTGAGCAAGTATTGGAATTGACATTTAAAAAATTAACTGTTAAAGACCACAAAGAATTGAAATTAATGGCTTACGGGCGTCCACAAGTTATTGTAGAAGATAACAATGGTAACTTCTTTTTAGCAGGTTTAGACCACGGAATGGATGTTACAGGTGGTACTATCGTAACCGGTGGTGCTATGGGTGATTTAAGTGGTTACACATTAACGCTAACAGGACAAGAACAAGTACCTGCTAACTTTATTGGTGACACACTTACTGCTGCAGGATTCACTGTAGTTGTTGGTTCTTAATAATCAACTTTAAATTTAATTAAG